TATCAGGACAGAGCGGAAGTGGCGCTGGGACGTCTCGTGTTATCTGGGCTACAATTACGATGGCTGAGGACGCAGAAGAATTTTGGAGACTTTGTCACGAGCTGGCTCCAGAACATGTATGCCGAAGTTTCAACTGCCTCCGAAAATACGCCGAATGGAGGTTCCGCCCTGTGGATGAACCCTACGCTACCCCCGATGGAGTATGGATTGACACGTCAGCGGTTGAGGGAATCAACGAGTGGATCGCTCAGGCTAGTCTGGGATCTGGATCATTGGGCATGAGGTGAGCCTACGGCATCAGATCTTTTGCTTTCCGCATTTGGGCGGGGCGGTGCCTCGCGCACCCCCACACCCCTCCCTCGGGGGCTCGGGGGGGCCCCTGGTGGCTTGCATGTGGGCTAACTGTTTCTAGGCGCAAGTCGCTTATCCTCATAGGTGACTCGAAGCTAGGGAAAACGGTGTGGGCCCGTTCTCTAGGCAACCACGTTTTCTTTAGTGGTTTATACTCTGGAGAAGAAGCTATGAAGGTCAATGACGTCGAGTATGCTATTTTCGACGATATGCAGGGTGGTATGTCTTTTTTTCATGGTTACAAACAATGGCTTGGTTGTCAATGGTCATTTATGGTCAAGCGTTTGTACAAGGATCCAAAGCTAATCTATTGGGGGAAGCCTTGCATTTGGTTGTGTAATTGGGTAGAGGACCCCCGTGGCGCACACGGTGTTGACACGGCATGGCTGAGGGAGAACTGTATATTTGTGGAGCTACATACGGCGATTGCCGGACCTATTTCTCATGCCAGTACAGCTTCGCAGTAGGCTCAAACCTTAGCAGGCTAGAGCTAGTGCCGCCATTGCGGGGCTGAAATATATCGACTACGTAGTAATCTCCCATTCCCGGCTTACCCTCGGTAGAGAGTGCACTGAACACTTCACCGCCTCCTTGTTCATCGTCGCTGTAAACCAAGTTCTTGTTCATTGGGTGCCACATTCTGTAGTTACGGATCATTCCGTCCTCATTGCCCGAAGCAATAGTAATCGTACGGTCATACTTGAGAGTGATGTTGGTAGTGTCGACAGGGGCTGTGATGTTATTCGACCAGTCGACGCCGGCTGCACCGCGGAAGAGATAACCCTGGAGAGTACCGACAGCACTGTTGCCATAAATGGTGTTCACAGTTCGGACATATCCGTTGCTGGTTTCGGAAAACAGCGCTTGGGACGTGCTGTTGATCACACCAGTGAAGCGATCACCCTTGAGAGTGAAGCAAATGCGACGCCATTGCCAAGGCAATCCATCGCTAGTCTGAATTTCCACATTTTCGGAGAGACCGCGCATAAAGCAGGTCTGTGCTGTACGAGTGGCTTTATCGGTGATTGTGCCCCGTGCAGTGGTGGATGCATCGGCATTACGGGCAGTGCATATCCAGGGGAAGATGTACTGTTGAGTGGCCGGCATAACTGCGGCAGTCAAGGCGTAACTAGTACCAGCCTGTGGATTGGCAGCAGTGACATTCGTGTAGCTGCACATGTTGTCACACTTTTTTCGGCTGGTCGCATTGAGGATTCTCTTTTTGGTCATCCCACCAGACTTTCTTCGCCGATACGAACGTCGTGTAGGTCTGCGGTACTTTCTGGTTGGTGCCCGCTTCTTGTAGCGTGCTTGGCGTGTCTTGCGGCCGCGCGTCACGTAGCGAGGCATTTTCGCGGTGGAGTTGAGGGATTTTTGGAGGCATTAAATCGCGCAGAGCGGGGTCGACACAGGGGTATTTATAGTGACAGGTGTCCCTGTCCCTTTTGCTATAATATTAGTTTGCAAAAGGGCCTCCGGGACACTCATGCCGTCACGTGCTTTCTTCTTGAAGGGTTGTAAATATGCCCTCATCACCTACCCACAATGTGGAGATCTCGATCCTTGGGATGTTGTCGACATGTTCTCAACGCATCGAGCTGAGTGCATCATTGGACGAGAGCTGCACGCTGATGGAGGAGTTCATCTCCACGCTTTCGTCGATTTCGGCAGACAATTCAGCAGTAGAAAGACTGATGTTTTCGATGTGGGAGGCTTCCACCCTAACATTGTCAAGTCTTACGGCACTCCAGAGAAGGGTTACGACTACGCAATCAAGGATGGAGATGTGGTCGCAGGTGGACTCGAACGGCCGTTATCAGGACAGAGCGGAAGTGGCGCTGGGACGTCTCGTGTTATCTGGGCTACAATTACGATGGCTGAGGACGCAGAAGAATTTTGGAGACTTTGTCACGAGCTGGCTCCAGAACATGTATG